TGCTTCGGCCGTGAAGGCCAAGGAGGTCTTGGCGATACCGGGCGGGCCATAGATGACCATATTGAGGCGATCGACTGTGATCGGGTCGGATGCGCGAGTGATTTTCAATGCCATGACGTCGGTCCTTTCGTGATTACGATGTTTTCCTGGTTGATGATGGCGGCGCGCTGCATTGCGCCTTCGGTTCTGAGGAGCCCCACGGCCATAAGGCCGAGAAGCGCGGCGATGAGAATGATGAAGGTGGAAGCCGCGTAGGCTGCACGGTTGAACTGCTTGAGGCCGTCCAGATCGATGTTGCGGGCCGGCGGGAGGGCGCAGTGGCCGCATTCGCAGTAGCGCTGCGCGGGATCGCAGGCGTAGGAGATGGGGCGGGTCATGACGCACCGCCGATCTTGGCCGCGATGGCCTTCAGCCGCGCGTTGACTTCGCTCTGGATGTGCTGCTCAAGTAACTCGGCTACCGCCGACGAAAGCTGGCGGTTCCCTGAAAACGATGCATCCAACCGCGCAACGATCTCGGAATTTAGAGATCTGGCATTGGATTTTGCCTCTGCGTGGAGTCTGTCGCGCATGCCATCAGGAAGACGAAGCATGTATTGGTCTTGGTTTCTGCGGCCGGATATATCGGTCATCACGCACCTGCCTTTCGGAGCGCGTCACGAACGAGCTTGAGCAGCTTCATTTCCTCATTCGGGATGTAGCCGTCCTGGTCGCAGTCGGCGTCGGCGCGGTTGTCGAAGTAGGCCTCGCACTCGCTCAGAACATCGAGGAGATCGGTGGCGGCGGCGATCAGGCGGGCATTGGCCCAACCTTCTTCATCTGGGATGGTGCCGTTCTGGATTTCTCCGCAAATCCAGGTCGTCTCTGAGACGACACTCAGGACGCCTCTGCCGGGGCTGAGTTCAGCCTTCCAAGGGCCGGGAGTGTGTTTGCGCATCACGCGACCCACTCCATAGCGGCATGATCCCGACGCTCGTCGTAAGCACGGTCCGGATCGGGCTCGGAGCCTTCCTCAAGTGCGTTCTGGAAGAAGTCCTGCGCGTGGCTGTCGTTCTCGATTAGGGTGGCAATGGCCTCGAAAAGAGCCTTGTTGACGAGGCTCGGGAAGCCCCAGGCGCCGGTGCCCTTGCGGTCCAGCCGCTTGCCGCCGATGAGAACGATCTCATCGACATAGAACTCGCCGTCGCCGTCGTGGACCAGCGTTGCGGTACCGTTGGCCATCAGGCCCTCGTCGCAGAGCTGAAGCTCTTCGAATTCATAGTCGACTGAAAAGCTGATCATCATCGCTTTCATCTCCCGGCGTCGCCGTGTGTTGATGAAAAATAACGTACAATATGTACGATAGTGGCGCAAGCGAAAAATGTACGTTTTGTACTGTACGGAGCCGATGGTGAGAATCACGCGCAACAAAAATCCCCGCTCAAGGGCGGGGATCGATGAAAAGGCTTGAGGTAAAGGCGGGTTACTTGATCAGAGCAAACATTGCTGCCGTAGCTGCAATTGCCGCAAAGGACAGGCCGTAAACCGCGATGATAACCGTGATTACCCATCCTTGATCGGGCTTGGCGTCCAGCTTTGAGTCTATGCGCGCCAATTGCCGCTGAATGCTCTCCAGCGTGCTACGAGTATCTGCCGCGATGCCTTCAAGTGCTGTAATACGCGCTTCCAAGTTGTCACCTCCGGGCGGATCACCGCCGCCATAAGAGTGTAACGCATCATTGCTGGAAGCGATATAGGGCTTCAAGGCCACTGGTTCAGCCATTCTTTTCGATCCAATCCTCGACAATGGCAGCCGCGAAAAACTTCATGAAGCCGCAGTTGGTGCAAAAGAGCGTATGCACCGGCATGAACCTATTCGTGTTTGCGCCCATCACTATGCCTGCCTGGACAAGCGGATCGCTGCTTTCGTCGTCAGAAGCCTTGCTGAGGGCCCAATGGTTTACCCCGCATTCCGGGCATGGTCTCTCTGGAGCTTTCGCTTTAAGAAATCTGTTGAAGTCCGAAGCGCGGACGCCCTGTTTATCAGCCACTCTATTCCCCGCTCCTCAAGACGTAGTGCACCGTATCAACTTCCTTGCCATCAAAACGAATCTGCTTTGCCGGATTGAATTGCTCAAGAATTAGCTCGTTCTGGGTATGGCGGACGAGTTTTTTGATAAAGGCCAGCCTGGGGCCGTGTTCCTCGCGATGGATCTGCGCGACGACATAATCTCCCTTCACCGGCCGTCGGCGTGGGTTCACGTAAACGGTCTCACCATCCTCGTAGCGCGGCCACATGCTTTCTCCGACTACCTGGACACCGTAGGCTTCAGGTATTCCGCTAAGGCTGGGCGGCGCGAAGATGTCGTCAAGGCGATTACCGTTCAGTTCGAATTCTCCATAATCGCCGCCGACCGCAGCGCCATAAAGGGGTATCTTCGTGCCTTTCTGTATCATACCGCCGGTTACTATCGCATTAGCCGGTTCATGCGGCTGCTTAGGCGCGACGGCATCCACCCCGCCTTCGCCGTAGAGAATCCAGCCTGCCTCTGCCCCAAAAAGTTTAGCATACTTCTCCGCCGCCTTGCGCGAGATGTCGCGGTTCCCGTTTTCGTTGCTGATCAATGTGTTGACGTTGATTTCTCGCGGATGCGCGCGAGCAGCCTCAGTCGGCGTTGCAAACCCGGCGGCCTGTCTTGCTTGCCTCAATCTATCCTTCGGTGTCTCCATTCGTACATTATGCCCGGTTTCCTTCGTGCAATGTGTACGATTTGGGCTTGCTTTCGCGTCGTACGTTTTGTACGTTGAGTCCATGAGCAACGCACCGACTTCCATTTCAGATCTGATCAACAAGTGGCCGACGATCGGTGAATTCGCCGACGACGTGGGCTGCGGATACGAGGCGGCACGTCAGATGCGCCTGCGGAAGAGCATTAACCCGAAGCACTGGATCAGCGTTGTGTCTGCCAGCCAGAGACGGAAGATCAAGGGCGTCACTTTTGAGTGGCTGGCCTCCCAGCGAGCTGCACGGGAGAGGGCGTCGGCATGATGCAGGATCGCGATGTTGAGACCGAAAACGGCGGCGAAACCGTCAAGCGCCGGATTGCACCTGATCTTCTCATCCGTCAGCGGCATGAGGTCTCCCGTTCAGTTGATTGGCGCGTCCGTCGGGCAGCGTTTGTCGAGTTCAACCGTATGGCGGAGGGCGGAAGATGACCTCCGATGCCCAGATCAAAGAGCCGGTACCGGCGAACATTGTCACTGACGCGATGAAATCGGCGCTGAAGTGGCTGACCAACCGGAACGCAGATGGCGTCTTCGACAAGAACCAAGTTCTGATCGCCGCACGCCAGCGAGCCCCGGTGATGCGCTCGACCTGGAGCCGCCTCGAAAAGGCAGGATTGGTCGAAAGGTACATGAACAATCGTCGCATGAAGATCACGGCAGCAGGGCTGGCGATGAACCTTCGTGGCGTCCAAGAATCTGAGGGTTGACCAATGACCGACGCACACGGCGTAGCCCGCGACCAACTCCGCGCTTTCATCGAGCGCATCGAGCGCCTTGAAGAGGAAAAGAAGACGATCGCCGAGGACATCAAGGATGTTTACGGCGAGGCGAAATCCATGGGCTTCGATGCCAAGATCCTGCGCAAGGTCATTTCGATCCGCAAGCAGGACGCGGACGAGCGGGCCGAGCAAGAGGCCATCCTCGACACCTATCTGCAAGCCCTTGGCATGATCCAGTTCGACATGTTCGAAGAGCCCGAGGCGGAGACTAGCGCAAAGCTCGTCGCCCAGGTCGCTACCGGCTTGCAGACGCAAGCGGGCAGGGCGGCTTTGCTCACCGCAGTAGACATCATAAGCGAGCGCGAAGAGCGCTTCGACGCCGAGACCGGCGAAATCCTCGACGATGCGCCCCGTTCTGACGGCGGCCTGAACATCGTCACCAAGCATACCGAGATCGCCACTGCCTCGCAGGGCGGAACCGCATCCCCAAGCGCCGAGGCGGAAGCTCCCGGCTCCAACGCAGGAGGCGAAGATGTAGACCGCAGCGCGGAGCGCGCAAACATAAACGCCGTCGCAAGCGCGTCTGGCCCGGACGAAAAACGGGCAACCCATTCGCCTGAAGAGGCAACCGAGATGGACCGCGACGTGCTTCGAGGCGACGAGATCGCCCTTGCCGTGCCAGCGGAAAACGCCCGTAAGGCAGTCCCGGAAACGGAAGACGGTAGCGTGAGCCATGCTGGGGCCGGTGAAAGCCCGGCGACCACTTCCATTGCCAAGCCGAAATGGCCCCTCCGTCCGAACTGCCGGAATCCGGAAGCTTGCGGCGGCTACGGCGACAAGCATTGCCACGGATGCACCGTCGCCATGCGCGAGAAGGCGGAGGAAGTCGCATGAGCGAGTACCTCCGGACAACCACCTCCGAAGACGCGGCAGCCCAGCGAACAGTTGAAGGCAATGTGAAGCTGCCCCGACTGCAGGTGAGCCGCGCCGCTCCGTCCAATCCAAGTTCAGATCAGAAGAGGGCTGCATGATCATGAATACCTTGCTTGTGTGTGGTGCTTCCATCGGCCTCGCGGTCATCAGCGCGAAGATCTTCAACGCGGCCTGCGACAAGATTGGGCGGCTCGTTGCTGAGCGCCGCGACCTGATCGCTGAGAACAAGTTCCTGAAAATGACTGATGACGAATTGGCCGCCCTGATCCTGGCGGACGTTCGCGAAAGTCGTTTCTGAACACGAACTAGCCGGCCACCTCCACCGGCTAACGCGCGCCTTCGTCTTTTCCTCCTCCCAAGCCGGGGGCCCGCAAGACTTTCAGCCTTATGCGCTTGTTCGAGAGCCGCAAAACAACGGCGTTCACAAGCTCACCAAGGGGAATTGCCGGTGACGACGAGGGACCGTCACCGGTGACAGAGGCAGGGTGCGGCGCCCAGGCTCTGCGAAAGGGAATGACCTGGGAGGGACCGGCAGCCGTTGCAGCGGCGCCGTCCTCTCCGTCGGAAGTAATGCCTGTACGCATCAGCGTCTCCTTCAACGAGATGAAAGATCGCACAGGAGGCAGACAAGGTGTTGTCGAAGCGTGACAAGAATTTGTCGAATAAGGACAAGGTAATGAACGACACATTACGCGCCCAGCAACTGTTTTTGGAGGCGTATCCCGAGATCCGCTACGGGAGCGTCAAGGAGCTTTATCGGCAAGCTCACAAGTTCATTTCCAAGCATGTGACGAAAGAACTGACCTTCCGGCGTATCCGCTCGATCAAGGAAGGCAAGGCCCGCCGCATTGATGGCGAAGAATTGGACGCACTGCGACTGGCAGTCATCGAGGAGAGCAAGCGTGAACAATCAGAACTCCGTGCCCGTCTGGCTGCACTGGATGCGAAGCTTGCCCGTGTCGACGAGGCTTTGGCTCGCACGAAGGTGGCGGCGGATAGCCGGCCGTAGGCTTGATTGGGCCGATTACATCGCACCGGAACTGAAGGACGGGGACCAATAATGGCTGAGCACTTGTTGTTTTCGCAGAACCTGACGGCGAAAGAGGTTCACCGGCCTATCGCCGAAACATACCTGGGGCAAGCCCATATTGCTGGGACTGGCCCAGATGGGAAAACCTGCCGCGAGTGCATATTCTGGCACGTCTGGAAGTCCCGGAAGCTGGCGGAGGGTATCGAGAAGATACCGGCAGATCCTGGCTACTTCGGCAAGCGTCACAGGAAAACGCCCTGCGAGCTGAAAAAGGCAAGGTGCAATCGCCCGATATTGAACAAGGCCAATCGGCTCATTCCGCATTCCGCGAAAGCATGCCGATTGTTCGAAGCGGCTGAACACGTCCTTCCAGCGAAGAAGGGCGTCTAAATCGATGCACCCGAGGACTACAGAGAAGATCGCCTTCCTCGATAGCGAGATCGCCGGATTGCGCACGCGAATCGGCAGTGGCGGAAACTCGGTCCAGCGCGCCAAGCTCAAGATGCTGCGCGATATCCGCGAAGACTATCAGAAGTCAATCGATGTTGCCGCGCGCCGAGAGCAGGGAGAGGCGGCATGACCTTCCTGGAAGCCTACGCCAAGTTCGGACCAGACACGCTGGCGATCGCCGAAGCCTTACACATCAAGGAAAACGAGGCAGACCGTCTCATCAATGCGCGATTGAACTGCAGCTATGCAGAGCGCCTTCACGCGCGCCGAGTCAAGAAGATCGCCTACGCCGGCAAAGAACCTTTTACGTCGGAGTGGGCGAGATGATTTCTGATCGCATGTCGGCCGCCGAGTTCCGCGCTATTCAGAAGGCAGATCAGCCCGAGCGGCCCTCGAAGTACCGCAACAAGAAGACGATGGTCGACGGGATCAAGTTCGACAGCAAGCGCGAGGCGCAGTTCTATTCGTCGCTGAAGCAGTTGGAGCGCGCCGGCCAGGTTTCGCAGATCGAGCTGCAGAAGCGCTACCCGCTCGCCGTCAACGGCCACGCGGTCTGCTCCTATTTCGCCGACTTCGCTTTCCACGATGCCATCCAGGGCCGCTATCGCGTTGTCGATATCAAGGGCGTCGTCACCAAGGACTTTTCCATCAAGCGCAAGCTGATGCGCGCAATCCACGGTATCGAGGTGGAGGTGATCCGTTGACCAACGTCATCGTGCTGAACGACCACGTCGCGAAGGCCTGGGAGGCATACACCGCCGCCCAGCAGCTTGCCGCAACGACCGGTAAACTTGAGGACGGCATCGCCGCCGGCCGCGCGTGGCGCCGCTGGCTCGCTCTCTTCATGAATGAGGAACAGAAGGCATTCATCGGCGGCAAGAGGGCGTCTGCATGAACGCGCCTATGTTCGATGCAAACGCCTACGTCGCCGAGATCGAGCAGAACGTGCTCGGGTCTCTTATGTTCGGTGGTGACAGCGCGGAAACGCTCGCGATCCTGCATGAGCATCATTTCGTTCAGAAGTACCATCAGGTCATCTACCGGGCGATCCGAGCGGCCCGCGACCGCTACAATCTCTGCAATCCGATCCTCGTCAAGAAACTGATCCCGGAAGATCAGGCGGCGGATTTTGAGAAGGTGATCGGCCGCAAGCTGCCAGAATACCTCGCTCATCTGATGCCGTCGGCAACTGTCGGCGCCGCCGGTTCGGTCGAGAACGCGAGGAAGATCATCGAGCAATGGGCTCGGCTCGCCCTCGCTAACGAGGCTGGACGGATTTATGCCGCTGCCAATGATCCGATGGCCGATGTCCGAGTAATAGCTCACGACGCCGCTAGGACGATCGATGATGTCATGGCGGAAGTTCGTTCCGGCGGAAAGCGCAAGTCGCGCGTATCGATCGCCAGTGCGGCGATGCAGGCCGTCACGTCGGCAGCCGAAGCGAAGCAGAACGGTTCCGGGCTCACCGGCGTCACCTGGGGCCTTGCCGATTTGAACCGCATGACCGGCGGAATCCAGCGCCGAGACCTCACTCTGATAGGTGCCCGCCCGTCTATGGGAAAGACGACGGTCGCTCTCTCCGTCGCCATCGACGCTGCGAAGGCGGGTGTCTGCTGCGGCATAGTCTCGCTCGAAATGGACGCCGAGAAGCTGGCGGCCCGCGCCATTTCCAACGTGCTCTATGATTGGCGAGGCGCAATTCCCTACGGCGATATCATCCGCGGCGACGTCACCGATGAGCAACTCGACCTGATCGTCAGCGCCCAGGAGAAATTCAACCGCTTGCCGATCATCATCGATGACCAATCGGGGCAGACGGTAACCGACATACGCACTCGCGCCGAGCGCATGCTTGAGGATAGTCGAACGGACGGAAATCCGATGTCCGTCCTGTTCATCGATCATCTCGGTCTTATCCGGCCATCGTCGCGCTACAGCGGCAACCGTGTAAACGAGATAGCCGAAGTCACGTCCGGCCTTAAGTCGCTCGCCAGAGAGCTCGATATTGCCGTTGTGCTCCTCTCGCAGTTGAACCGCGCGCTTGAGAGCCGGGAAGAGAAGCGGCCGATGCTTTCGGATCTCCGCGACTCCGGGGCCATCGAGCAGGACGCCGATGTGATCGCCTTCCTGTTCCGCGAGGCCTACTACCTGGAGCGCGCAACCGGCGGGTCTCAGGAGGAACAGATGGTCCGTGAGGACCGCCTAGATCAATGCCGGAACAGTCTCGAATTCATCATCGCCAAGCAGCGCAACGGCGCACTAGGGACCGTGCACCTCTTTGCCGACATGGCCTACTCAGCAGTAAGGAATGGAGCGCGCCAATGAGCGATTTCCCTTGGGTCAGATTCTTCCCGTCTGACTGGCTCGCCGGGACGCGCGGCATGAGCGCCGTAGAAACTGGCGTCTACATCACTCTCGTCGCCACCATGTACGAGCGCGGCGAACCGATCCCGGAGGATCAGGCGCGCCTGGCGCGTCTGTGCGGTGCGTCGAATTCTGCCTTCAAGAAGGCGCTCGACACTCTCATCGAGGAGGGGAAAATCACGCGCGTCAACGGTGGCCTTTGGAACGATCGCGTCGAAAAAGAGAAAGTCTACCTCTCGGAAAAGTCAGAGGTAGCCCGACGAGCCGGAAAAATGTCAGCCGAAAAAAGGAAGCAAAATCAAGAGGCGGAGGCAACGCCCGTTCAACGACCGTTCAACGGGCGTTCAACCAAGCCAGAAGCCAGAAGCCAGAAGCCAGAAGCTACGCTTAGCAGCGTAGCCGCGCCGCCGGCTGCGCAGGCCGATTTTGATCAACTCCAAAGCAAACTTACCGAGGCAGTCGATGGCAAGATCCAACCTCACGGTTCATTCGTCGTCGGTCCGATCGCCGAACTCATGGCAAACGGCGTCAGCCTCGAACTCGACGTTATCCCGGTG